GAAGGCCGCTGCCACCGCAGCCGCCGCCACAGCGCCGGGCGCAGCCCCGAACCAGACGCAGATCGCTGCGGCTGCGAAGAACCTCGCGAAATGGGAGTCCCTGAAGTCGGACTTTCCCGAGTGGGCAGACGCCATCGACGAACGACTGGGCGCGGCAACGCCGCAGCAGCCCGCAGTCAACGTCGACGAGCTTCGTAAACAGGTCGCGGATGAACTGACTCCGCGCCTCAAGGCAGAAATCGAAGCCTCCATGGAGCCAAGGCTCGTGGACGTCGCCCATCGCGGCTGGCGCACGCTCGTGAATACGCCTGAATTCGTCCAGTGGATCAACGCTCAGCCCGAGAACGTCCGCCAGCTGGCGGCGAGCCCGAAGGCCGACGACGCGATCGACCTTCTCGACAGGTACAAGGAGACCCGCAAGGTCACCCAGAAGACCTCCGAGGAGATCGCCGCCGAACGGCAGGCACGCCTTCGCCAAGCAGCGAACACGCCCCGTGGACAAGGGGCCAATACCCCCCGACGGTCGGCAGACGACATGACCGACGAGGAGTATTGGCAGTATCTGGCCAGACAAGGAGCCACCAAATAATGGCCACGCAAAACTACGGCACCGCGCCGGGACGACGCACGAGCATCATCGGTTCGGCCATGGCCTCCCCGATGGCGCAGACGCGCCGGCGCGCCCAGCAACAGCAGATGACGCAAAAGCGGACGCAGCTGCAGGCGCAGAAGCAAGCGCAGATGCAGACGCAGATGCAGAAGCAAGCGCAGATGCAGAAGCAGGCCGCGCCTGCCCCGGCACCCGCGCCGATGAAACAGAACCTCTCCGCAGCCCAGAACCAAGCCGCGACCGCGAGCTCGAACATGGCGCGGAAGAAAGTCACCTTCTAAGGAACCACCATCATGACCATCCAGAACTACTCCACCGTTGCCTCGCGCAACCTCATCCGCGCCGAGCAGGAGATGCTCAAGCATGCCGAGCCGATCATCGTTCTCGGCAACTTCGGCACGCAGAAAGAGCAGCCGCTGAACAAGACCGACACGATCGTCTTTCGTCGGCTGAACCCGTTCAACATGGCCGCCAACGGCGTCGCCAACGTCACCGCCGCGAACTTCATCCTCGCGGAAGGCCAGACGCCGAACTCGAACACCATCAGCTACACCGACGTGTCGGTCACGCTGCAGCAGTACGGTGTTCTGTTCAAGTTCAGCTCGAAGGCTGAGCTGATGTACGAGGACGACATCCCCTCGGACATGAGCAAGCTGACCGGCGAGACGATGGCCGAAGTCGCCGAGATGATCCGCTATGGCGGTCTGAAGGGCGGCACCAACGTCCTGTACGGCAACGGCAGCTCGCGCGATGCGGTGAACACCGTGGTCACGCTGTCCCTACTGCGCAAGGCCGCGCGCACGCTGGAGAGCAACCGCGCTCGCCACGTCACGCAGCGCCTGTCGAGCGGGCCGAACTTCGGCAGCTCGCCGGTCGAGGCCGGCTACGTCGTCTTCGTCCACACCGACGTCGAGTCCGACATCCGCAACCTGCCCGGTTTCACCAAGGTCGAGGAGTATGCGCAGCGCAAGCCCGTTCACGATCGCGAGATCGGCTCGGTGGAGCGCTTCCGCTTCGTCACCTCGCCGCTGCTGATGCCCTTCGACGAGGCCGGCTCGGGCACGCTCAACGGCTGCCTCGGCAGCTCGAACGTCGACGTCTACCCGGCGATCGTGATCGCCGAGGACGCGTGGGGCAACGTCGCGCTGAAGGGCATGGGCGCGGTCAAGCCGACGATCCTGTCGGCCCGCCAGAAGAACCACGCCAACCCGCTGGGCCAGTTCGGCTACGTGGGCGGCGACTTCTGGATGGCGACCGTGCGTCTCAACGAGAACTGGATGGTGCGCCTCGAAGTCGGCGCGACCAGCCTGTAAGCGGAGGTGAACCATGCCTGAAAAAATCTCCCAGCGGCTTAACGCCGGCGGGTTCAGCGACTCGGAGGCGCGAGAACTTCGCGCCCTCCTCACGGCGGTCAAGGCGGAGGTCGCTGCTTTGCGGGCGTCCATCGTCGGGATCAATGCCAAGCTGGATCTCGACGGTGGTGTGACCGACACCAACTACGCTGCCCTGTGGACTCCGGCCACGGGCAACCTCCTCGACTGACAAGGAAACCATCATGTCCCAGAACCTCGCCGGAGCCGTTGTCGGCTCCAACATGAACTTCGCCCGAGTCGCGCTCGTGGCTGGCACCACGACCACGATCACCACGACCGTGGCCGCGATGTACAGCATCAACGGCAAGATCTACACCAAGGGCGCGATCACCAACGGCGCGACGCCGACCACCGACGTGATGACCGGCGCGGCCTTCCGGCCGTTGCCGATTCCGACCTCGGCGGCCGACGCGAAGGGCTGCGTGTTCGTCGTGGCCCTGAACGCCGCTGGCGACATCAAGGTCGCACAGGGGCCGCTGGTCAACGTCGCCGACGTGACCGGTGGTCTTGCGATGTACCAGCTGCCGATGCTCAGCGATGACCTGTGCCCGATCGGCTACATCATCGTCAAGGGCTCGGCCACGCAGGTTGCGACGTGGACGTTCGGTACGAACAACCTGTCGTCTGTCACCGGCATCACCTATGTGTTCGGCAATCTGAGCTCGCTGCCCGCGCAGCCGATCTCGGCGTAAGGATGTCTCCTCCAGCCAGCCTTCGGGCTGGTTTGGCCTGTCCCTCTCGGGGGGCAGGCCTTTTTTGGAGGCAACAGCAACTCTCTGGAGCGAGAAATGGCTATCAAAACAATCGACACAGATGATGTCGGCGTTGCACAGATGGAACCGAAGAGCCTCGACGAAATCCGGGCTCATGCGGCAACTGAAATCGAAGTGGAGAGCAAGTTCGACAGCGACGCGATGGCGCTCGAAGCGTTCATGAACGAGTCGGTCAAGCTGCGCATCCACGGCTCGCCCGAGGAAGGTGCCCTACCGGTCATCTCTGTGATCGTCAACGGCACGATCCAACCGATCCCGCGCGACGTCGAGGTCGACGTCAAGCGCAAGTACGTCGAGGCCCTCGCCCGCGCGAAGGCCACCAGCTATCGGCAGGTCACCAACCCGATCGACCCGTCGGACATCAAGATGGTGCCCACGACCGTCCTGTCCTATCCGTTCACGGTGACCGAGGATTCGGCCAAGGGCAAGGCGTGGCTGCGCAAGATCCTCGCGCAGCCGGTGTAAACGGAGCAGGGAACCATGACCTTCGTCGAACTTGTCGAACGCCTGCGCATGGAGTGCGGCGTCTCCGGCCCGACCATCGAGACGGTGCAGGGTTCCCTACCCCGGGAGATCGCGCGCCTCAAAGCGTGGACGATCACCGCGTGGGACGCGATCCAGCGCAAGCACCCAGACTGGGTGTTCATGCGCCTGCAGAGCAGCACGACGATCCCACAGTACGGCAGCGCGCTGGCGATCACCGAGCACACCGCAGGCACGGTCGCGAGCTGGGTCGCCGACACGATGCGCATCGGCGCTGACGGCGGCACCTTTGCCGACTCGATCAAGTTGCCGTGCATCGAGTACGAGAGCTGGCGGGTCGGCGAGGGGCTGGTCGTCACACCCTACGCCAAGCCGACCACGATCGCTATTCGACAACGCGACAAGGCGCTCTTCGTCGCGCCGGCGGCGGACGTGGCCTACAAGCTCTACTTCGACTACCAGCGCACGCCGATCGCCTTGTCGGCGGACGCCGACCTGCCGGCTGCGCCTGCGCGCTTCCACATGGCCATCGTCGCCCGGGCGATGATGATGTACGGCCGCTACGAGGCCGCCCCCGAGGTACTGCTCGACGGGCGCGAGCAGTACAAGGAAATCCTCGCCGAGCTGGAGATCGACCAGCTGCCGCCCACAACGATCCCCGGAGGAGAGGGCGATGCGTGGCAGTGATCTTCCGCAAGTCAAGCTCGACTACATCGTCCCGAAGGGCGGCCTCGACCTAGTCACGCCGCCGCTGCTGATGCCGCCGGGCGCGTGCCGCTCGGCGCAGAACTTCGAGGTCGACCTCGAAGGCGGCTACTCGCGCATCGGTGGCTACGAACGGTGGGCAGGGCAAACGTCTTGGACGAAACAGGTCTATCAGGAGGCCGCCCTTCGCCTGTATGCGGGCAGCACGCAGGCGTTTCCTTTCGGCGCAAAGATTCGAGGCGACACCAGTGGCGCTACGGGTCGGCTGCTCGGAAAGCTGAGCGACGCTACGGTAACTTCGGTTCGCGCGGCAGGCTCCGACCTTAGCGATTTTGTGTACCCCGGCTACCTATCGGAAAGGTTTCTTTACTGTTATTTGAACATTGAAAAAGTGGTTTTTCTGTATGAGGTATCCGGCACTTTCATACTTAATGAAAACCTGTCTGTTCTCGCAGAAGACGAAAACTACATCAACCGTGGCCTTGCTCCCACTTCTCCGTACGGGGGGCAGATCATCGATTTAAGAATCACCTCCTTGCCGGTGGGCCTGCCACAGACTACTCCCCTGCTTTACGAAACCGAACTTGATCGGGCAAGGATTGGCGGAAGAGGTAGCGTTTTCGGGCCGGCCAACGTCATTGCTTCTGGCGCTCCTTATTTTCAGGCGATTGAAAGCCTGCAGGGGTTGCCTCTGGTTTTCATGACTGGCGACTACTTTGGCTACACATTAGAAACCGCGCTGTACGCAATTTACCCGTCCGTAAAACACTCCTACCATAACACCAATGACGTTTTCTTCGGCTACGATTGGACGTCGGCGGCGAACGACAAATGGAGCGGCTGGGGCGGGGGCCCCATTGGGACAGTGCCTCCCTTGTATCTGGAAAGCGTGAAATACAATTTCTCCGGCGCGACAAATAACGAGCGACTTTATTTTGTGACCGGTAGCACGGCGGCCTTTTCCTTCCACCTTCTTCCTGCAGATCCGGGTCACCAAACCCGGAGAGGAATCTACAATACGATCCCGACCGGCATGGCGACCGACGTGCCAGAGCACATCGCCGCGCACAAGAATCGGCTGTTCCTGTCGTTCGGCGCGAGCCTGCAATTCTCTACCGCCGGCGATCCGACCAGCTGGACACCAGTGACCGGCGCGGGCGAGCTCGCGGTTGGTGAGCAGATCACCAAGATGCAGTCGGTTATCGGCGGTGACGTTTCTGTACTGCTCGTCTACACGACTACGCGCATCTACGGGCTGTACGGAGATGCCTCTACTGACTTTAGACTGGTGCTCCTTGCATCTGATATTCGCGTCGACCCGAAGTCCATACAGATGTTCGGTCAGCCGATCTTCCTGACTGATCGCGGAGTGATGTTCCTGAACGCGGTCGACGCCTTCGGCAACTTCAAGCTGGACGCGGTCAGCAACCAAATCGCGCCAATGCTGAAGCGCCTGACCGGGCGCTTGACCGCCTCGATTGTCATCCCCGAGAAGAATCAGTACCGTCTGTTCTTCGACACGGGGGAAAGCCTGTATTTCACGTTTGCCGGAACAAAGCTTATCGGTGTGATGCCGGTCTACTACGACCGAGTTGTCGAATTCATCCACCGCTATCGAGACGAAGAACTGGACGAAAACATTTTACTGTTCGCAAACAACCGAAATTCAAGACGAGTTTATAGCGGAGACATTGGCCCGGCCTTCGACTGCCGAGCAATAGACGCGCATTTCTTCCTGTCTTTCGACTCGAACAGGACAGCGCGCGTAAACAAGTCCTACCGGCATGCTGCGCTCGAACTGCAGGCAGAGGAAGGCTACGTCACCTTCAAGGCTTCTTTCGAGGCGGACTACGCCACGCGCCAGACCCTCCCGACGCCAGAACCAGAGGTAACCGGCTCGGCGGTGAACGCATATTCGGCGTACGACGATGCACTGTGGGACGAGTTCTACTGGGACGGGAACAGGGTCAGTCCGCAGGAATTGTCGATCGACGGCAACGGGGAGAACTTTTCTTTCGGAGTTTCCTCGTCGTCATACCTGACGTGGCCATTCACCCTGTCAGGCGTGATCCTTCACTACATCGTTCGGCGCATTAAACGGGGATGACGCGTGCTCTCCGCCTCGTTCCTAGCCCTTTACGTCGCCGGCGACGCGTTCGCCGCTGAGGAGGATCCAGTCATGTCCAACAGCTACTACTCCCCGAGCGGAAACCCGCTCACCCGTTCCCTGTCCAACTCTGCCGCGCTTCGAGCGGAGTTCAACAACTTGCAAGCCGGTTTCGACCGGCTACCTGATCCCATCGTCGGGACAAAGGGGTTCAGCGGGGGGCAGTTTACTAACCCCCAAATAACAGGAGCCTTTATCACTGGCTCCAATGCTTGGTACAACGGCTCGATCTACGCCGACAGACTCGCTTGCCACTGGGCAGGGGCGACTTTCGCAAGTCCGGGGGCGGCTTACCCAACGAACGGAATCTTCGGCGTTTATCGGACAGAAAAAGCTAACTCCCCTTTCTCTATGCTTGTGTCTGCGGCAAGCGTCACCGACGACTACCTGCTCTTCGACAAATTCGGCAACGTGATCTTCGGTGACGGCACCGACGCGAAGGCCAACGCGGACACCGACGGTTTCATGATGATCCCGAAGACGGTGAGCATCCCGACGGGTGTGCCGGCGCACACCTACGCCTCCAGCGTTCCTCTGGTCTACGACGGGACGAACAACAAGCTGTACGTCTACAACGGCGCATGGCGCGCCACTGCGGCTCTGACCTAAGGAAAATGATGGTTACCGAACCGGATGATAGAGACCACTGGAAATGGGACAAGCACATCAACATCGCCCACGTCCTGACGACAGTGGCGATGGTGACCAGCGTGTTCATCTGGATCAACAAGACTGACCAACGGATCTCGATCCTCGAAGAGCGAATCACCAGCAGCCAAGCGATGGCGGCGGCGCTGAACACCGCCGCCTCTCACCAGCTGCAGTTGATGCGAGAAGAGTTTCGCGCTGTACGGGAAGAAATGGTCAGAACGAACAACAAGCTCGACCGTTTCGTTGAAATGCAGGTGCTGCACGATCGCAACGGAAAGCAGCAATGAAGGCTATGCTCCTCTGCCTTATCCTGCTGCTCCCGGCGGCGCTGCGGGCAGAGGAGAAGGTCTGGTCGACCGCCGAGGTATCCCTGCTCGCGGCGTATCAGGTCGCGCGCTTTGTCGACTG